ACTCTAGCCTCTATGCTTTCGTTAATAATTTCTTCAGCTTTTGTTTTTAATTCAGGTGTTATTTTTGGTTCATACTGACCGTTTGATTGCAGCACCATTTCAATACCATTTTCTGGAACCTCATCTCCTTCCTTGTAAGGTACATAATCTCCGTAGTCGGCAAGTATACTAGCTGTTTGATTGTCTGTAGCTACAGCAGATTTTACAAGAGTCTGTTTAAAGTTTTCATACTCAGGATTATCCCTAGCATCTCTTATGTTTTTTATATCGTATATACCTAGAGACTTTATAGATTTAAGTAACTCCCCATTTAAGTCATACTTAGTGTATCTCATGTTACCCATATCTCTTATAACACTTAAAGACATTGGTTGTTTTACAGGATTACCCTCTTCATCTACGGTGTTTACGTATAGGTTGGTAATACCGTCTGGATTAGTAGACCATTGGAATTTTTTATTTCCTAATTCAGATAAGTCTTTGTATTGTTCTAATTGAAAGTTAGATAGATTACTTAAACCACCCTCTTGAATACCTTTCTCTATGTCTGCAACATTTGTATTGTAGGTAGATAATACATTCTTAAACTCTTGGTTTTGAGTTTGCATTGACATAGCCGCTCTATTAAAAGCATCTGGACTAATCTCTCTTCTTTTTAATTTCTCATGCAGTGCAGCTAGTGTAGTTCTGCCGTCAGATATCATATTATATGCTAAGTCATTTACCTGCGGTGACTGACCCGCCTCATACTCGCCTATCTTAGCAGATGTCTCAGCAGCTATCTTATCATACTTCTCCCTAAAAGCAGCTTGATCTTTTTTAACATCACCTAATTGATTGACTATATCACCAGCAACTGAGTTCCAGTCTATCGGTGTTTCTCTTCTTACATAACCTGCGTATTCTGCCATAATATTATTGGTTTATTCCTCCCACTCCTAAACTCATTGTTTGAGGGGCCATGCTAGTATTGTAAATAGGATTTTGATATCCTTGTAATTGAAGATTAGGCTGTTGAAATTGTAGACCCGCATAAGGATTAGCAGTAGTTGAAGATAATTGAAAATTTGGTGTTCTAAAATAATTTACTCCAGCCTTAGTTAAGGCATTTGATCCAGCTACACCAGGAGACAAACTTGTATCTATACCTAGAGACATTCCTTGTGCTTCTGCAGCACTAGGTGTAGTCATATTGGTAGGTTGAGTACCATATGGATTTTGAGCAGCGGATGATTGCACAGCCATACCACCTAACCCTGACGCTATTCCCGCTATTCCCGCTTGTTGCTGTCTAGCAGAATCAGCTGCTGCTTGTCCAGCACCTTGTAATCTCATCATTTCTATATTAGCTATATCTCTTTCGATTCCTATTTTTTGTTGTTGTATTGCCTGCTCTTCTCTCAACACCGCTTCATCACGTCTAGCTTGCATTTGGTCTAACTCAGCGGCTACCTCAGCTGATTGTGCGTCAGCAGCAGTAACTACCCTAGGCACACCACCTAACACAGCCTCGGCTCCAGCCTCTTGCATAGACTCTATACCAGCAGTAGTAGCTCTAGCAATACCTCTTTCCCTTAATTCAGCTCCCATTGTAGGAACCCTTAATGCCTCTAACTCATTCTGAAAATCTATATTTCTTAATTTATTCTCGAAACCAGAAATAGCTTTTCTTTGAGCCTCTTCAGCTTTTCTTTTGTCAATACCACTCTTTATCGCTTGTCCTGCGGAGAACGCAGTCTGAAGACCCATTATAACAAGAGCGGGAGCAATAGCTTGATATTGGGTGTTATCTTGAGTAAATAATAAGTCGGATAGGATGTTGAATATTTCTATGATGTAATCCATTTCTTTAGTTTGTTACAAAGATACTAATTTAAGGAAAACTTTTAAATATCTCACTGCTTACTGAAAATAATTCTACCTCATCAGTGCCGCTATATGTTAATTTTAAATCCATATAATACCCTCGTGATCCATATGATTCAGCCTGTGCATCCTTTAAGTATAGTATAAAGTTACCAGCGACAGGCGTTATTGCTGTAGTAGCTACAGTTATAGTAGTGCTTGTCAAACCAGTTATAGTTCCTATTAGTTCAATACCTGAATTATCTCTATATAGTAAGTCTCCCACAGAAACTATACTGCCTATGTCAAAATTAAATGTAAGTGTAATACTACCTGGAGATGTTCCAGCAACTGTAGTTACCTCACCTACTCCTTGCGCTGACATCAAACTTAAGTCTGTATTCCCAGCCACTCTTTTTATGTATGCGTAGTAGTCACCCTCTTTTAAGGAGTATGCCGCAGCATCTATTATACCTGTTGTAAGGTTGGTTGTTATGTTACTAAGCCATGCTCTGTTACTATTTAGTTCAATAGTTTTAAACATCTTAGCCTCAGTAGGTGAATCATTTAATACGGTAGTTATATTAGCCTCATACTGTACCCCGTAATAATTACCTCTGGTGTTGTTACTATAGTGTCTATATAATTTACCCTCCTTAAATGTAAAGAAAGAGTTATTCATATACACCATAGCATCTGGGAAGTAAGAATGAAACGATGTCCATCCGTCTCCTGTGGGTGAGTATGATATTGTATATTCTGCCATATCTTATATATTAAGGACACACTGTTTTCTCAACTACCTGCCCTACACCATCTATTCTTATGATGTTGTTCTTACCACCTGTCAACTCATCGGTGATGTAATACTTGTACCCACCATTATAAGCAACCTGCCTTCCATTTACAAATGTATAAATAAAATCGTTTAGTGCTGGATACGTCCCCTTACCACTGTGATACATTTGAGCGTATGATGGTGTTACACCACAAGCTAAAGTACTTGTTACCTGTGGATTTGAGATATCCATATTATATCTTATGAGAGTGATCACTGGATTTATAATTAAATTTATAGTGGTATTTACACTAGTTCCAAAGCAATTAGTAGCCGTTACTACTACTGAATATGTTCCAGGAGTGCTTGAGTTACCAGAGAAAGAACCAGTGTTTTCATTAAAAAATATACCAAGTGGCAGTATCTCATCACTACAAACACCTTTAGATGTTATTGTCCCATTACCACTCACTAACACTGGGGTAGATGAAGAACAAATTTCTAAAGAACTACCAGACATGACCGTAACACTTTTAGTTATTCCTGTTGTGCAGTCTACCACAGTAAATGTAGAGCCAGAATCCCCTGATGTTAATGAGTAATTATTACACGCTGAAACAAGAGAGTAATACTCTGGGTTATTAGTAGTTATTAAATCAAACCCTATTCTTTGGTTTGGCTCAAAAGTAAAACTCGTGCTACTTATAACTGGCACTGCTGTTTCAGAGCAAGGGCTACAGTCTCCAGTATCAACTACTAAACCAGTGGCTGTAATAAGCGCATAGTTATTTGTAGATATTTTAAAATACTGATCATTACCATCAAATGCAATTGTTCCAGAAGTATTAGTATATATATTATCCCCAACCTCTGGCAATGCGTTAATCCCAGTGTGATAAGCAGTATCTGTTGCGGTATCTGAACAAACACTAGCTAAAGTTGTTCCTGTGTTTTCAATAAGAAAAGACGTTAATGTAGTAGCGTTTGGGGTAATCTCCCAGCCGTCATCACTAGCACCTGTTAAAACTTGTAAGTCGTATATACTATTAGAAGAACCTCTAGTACCTTTAAGAAAACTAATAGTACCCGCACCCGTTACCGAGCCACTATTAAATAATTCTACATCGTTTAGTTTTAGTATAAATGTTTTGCTAGTAGTATTAGCATCGTAACCAATTGTTGCACGACCTATTCTATTTGAAAAGTTTATTTTAACGTTTATTGTAGCACCATTAGATGATCCAGATGGAACTATAGCTGTATTTCCATTAGCGGTTAATTGACTCTGGTAGTCATAGAATAAATATAGGTAAGACTTAGATGCTCTGGTATACGTAAACTGCGATGTGTAAACATCACCAGCTAATGTTGCTGTAGGAACAGTAGCCTTAGTTAGTCCACTCTGAAAATCCGCTGAATCATTAGGATCATATACAGTATCCGTTATTAAATACCCCATTGTATTACCTAGTTCTGGTATAAATGGTTGAACAGTAGCACTACCTATTCTGTTAGCTTTCAAGTCAACAGTATCCCCATCAACAGGTATAGATTCTAACCCTTCATAATCAGAAAAAACTACAAACTCAGACGGTTGACCAGAGGTTATAATTGTGTCTGTAAATTCTATATCCGAACCTGTTGTATTACTTGTAAAGTCATATTTTTGTGTAGCTATTTTACCTGCATCGTAATTGCTTGCATTTACTGCAAATACTCTATTTACCAGTGTGCTCTTTGATTGAAATAAGGTAAACACTTGTGCTGTGTCTGACGTTACAGTAACCTGAACAGTTCTATTTGCTCCTGTAGAGTTTAATAAAAAAGTAATCTTTACATCTTCATCACCCGACCCTTGGTATGTGCCTGTACCCAAAACAACATCGTTTATTTTAACAATACTAACACCATCACCTAAATCTTGCAGGGTAACAGTCCACGTAGAGTTAGACCTTACATTAAGATTGTTTGAAGATTCTGTAGATGGAAAGTTTATTTGAGCCATTATTATGTTCTTGTGTATGTTATGTTTGTTATTGTAGGGAAAGCAATGTCTCTAGATGATAATACATACCTACCTTTAAATGGATCAATACCACCTAGTTTTCTTTTACCTGGGTAGTCTCTAAATAAGTCCTTAAACCAATCAGCCATACCAAATGATGATATTTCAAATATACCATTACCAGATAATCTACAAACCGCCCCTCTAAACTCGTCAGTAAAGTACATATTATTACCCCACTGAGCAAAACTTTCTGGGTTTTTACTAATCCCGTACTGTCCAGAGAATGATATCTGAGTACCTAGCACTTCTGGTATACTAGCTATAGACCCACCACCAACAGCGTCTGATAGTAGATTTTTACCGTATAATATCTTAGATACCTTATCTTCCTGGAATACTACTAGGTCTGTATCTCTTGACTTTATTTTTTGTATAGAACCAAAAGACTTGTCTAGATATTTAAAGTTAGATAGAGATAAATTAAACTCATTTAAGTTGTTTATACCACTGGTCTCTCTGTATACACCACTATAAGTTAACGCCTCCTCTACTCTTTCCTCAGCGTAGTCTTCATAGGTGGAGTTAGCCCTAGGGCTATATTTTAAATGCCTACCATTCCAGTCGTCCCTTATTACCATTGACTCAACACCATTACCAAAACTATAAGCATTAAAGTTTGAGTTAAAGTCATAGTAATTTAATCTAACTATTGCTGGTGCATTTAATGTTTGATCTGCTGCTCCAGTACCTCCACTTCCTCCGTGTAGTTTGAAATTACCAGAAGTGTTTATGTCGTATGTTCTTCTTGTTTCGTAAAACACATCCTCTAAATTTTCCTTACCCTCTGTTTCAAACACATTTAACCCAGTCTGCATTATCACCTCCATTTCAGCATGCATATAATTAAGTTTGCTTACATCGTCTGTTACACTGGTTGTCATTATAAACATATACACTGGTCTCCCAGCAAGGATAGTAGATCTATTTGCGTTATTGTAAGCATCATTGTTTTGTGATATATAATTTACTTTTACATCATCCCCTCCACCTCCAGCTCGATTTCTTCTATTGTAACCTCTTCTGAAGTACACATTACTAGTACCGCTATCCTCAGATTCACTATTAAATTGCTTAAATGTTCTATGTGCTCCACTTTCCCAAAACCACTCCTGTATATTAACATATCTTCTTGGAGATACCCATTCTTGCCATCCTTGCCAAGAACCTTCTCCAAATTTTTCTTCTTCTTTTAACCTAATTCTAATTCTTGATCCAGATTCAATAGGTCTATCTACTGTGCTAATTCCGCCTGGTTGAGGATAAGTAATTTGAGTACTATTTATTGTGGGGCTCCAAGAATCACCTGGAAGAATAGCGTTTGATCCACTCAAAGATACTGTTGAAGATTCTGTTGAAGTGGATACTACTCCTATTCCTGAGAAAGTTAGACCCTCAGATGGTAAAATATTTATAATCCAATAATCCCCTTTGGTATAACCACTAGAATGTAAAAACTGAAATTTACAAGCGAATGCTGTTCCTAAAGACCCACCAGCCATAGATCGTACAGAAACCTCCCTGTTTGCTGGAATTTGAATAGATTGAGAGTTAAGTCCATGTCTCTCATAGGTTGATCCGTTAAAGTAGTATATGCTAAAATGATCAGTGCTGTCCATATATATTCTGAACCTTTGGTATTCTTGAGTCTCTAGCGAGTTTACCATTTTATAGTTAGAAAAACCACTTCCAGCTAAGTTTAATATAGTTAGCCTAGCGTGATCATCTGTTCTACTTCCGTAATAAACAGGCTCGTCTATATTTCCTACAAAAACTCCAGCGTTACTGTATGATCCAGGTATTTCTACGCTATAAGCAAAACCTACAGTTTCAAAATTAAACTCTTCAATATCAGATCCGTCAAATAGGATTGCGTTATCATTTTTAATTTTAAAATACAAACCTCCTAACTCGTTGTTACCTAAAAAATCTTTATTTTGAACACCTATTTCAATAACCTTATATTTTTCTAATGTCTCTATTGCAACATCATTATTGGTTTTAGCTACAATGTAATCACCCTCTTTTATTTTATCTACATCACTTTGACTTATCCTAAACCACCTGTATACTCCATCAACATAGTAGTATAACGGAAATATATTATAGTATAATCCTGTGTTCTGTTTAATAAATAGTCTATACTTGCTTGCAAAAGAAGGTGCTGTGTGGTCAATTTTTACTACTAAATCATTAGCATTCTTAGATGATGATATAGGTATGTGTGTAGTGCCGTCAGAGCTATTTAATTCTTGATTAGTAAACACAGTAGTCATTCTACCATAATCATCTAAATAAGATATACCAACCTCATAATCTCTATTACTCTTAAATGTGAGTTCAGGAAAAACAGAAGATAATGGTTGATCATAATCCAACCCAAGTTTTATTTGCCTGTTTATATTGAAAAATTGTGTGTAGTTACCGTATATTAATCTACTACCTATAATATCTTGCGCTTTAGCTTTTAATGGTACGTTATCAAATAGTCTTGTTACCTCATCTGGCGGCAGAACAGAAAATATTTTATTATTGGTAAATGTTACTTCTTTACTTTGATTATCTCCCCACCCTTGATTTACCTTATTAAATCTTTCAATTATAAACACTGTATTATCTAACGTATCTCTAAACAATAACTGAACCTCTTCTACTTGACTCAAGCCCGTGTTAAACGTAATATTTACCTGGTTAAATTTATTAACCATTGATGTGAACTCCGCATCGGCATAGTTGTACTCAAAGTTTTCAGGAAAAAAAGCAGTAGCTGAAAAAGGAGACATTGCGCTATATTCGTCATTCTCATACTTATACCTATATGAAAACTGAAGAAACTTGTCCTCAATATTATTAGGTGAACTACCATTATCAAGCTCTACATCTGATAAGGCTATGAGCGGAGCGTTAAGTGGTGGCTTAACAATAACTGATATGTCATCCTCTGTAAAAGCATCTGTTTGATACTGTTTTGTTGTGTTTATTTTTCTAGGTGGGTTTTTATCATCAGTCCAGAATAATAAATTATCTACTATATTAATACCTGTTATAAAAAACTTGGGATCAAAATTTAATACCCTACCCTTAGTGTCTTTTAATAATGTTCTAATAGCTGTACCATCTCCAGCATATCTAAGTACATAATCAAAAAGAGTTCCAGATACTAAAAAATATATATGATCATTCGCTTGATCAGCAATGGTTCCTACTATAAATAGGTTGGTCTCACCCGCTGGATAATTATAGTTAGTCCCTACTAGTGTATTTCCTAGTACATTCTCAACAGCTCCAATACCAGCGCCTTCAGAGGAGTTAACCTCTATATTAAGCGCATCCCTATACTGACCCTTAGGTATAAGACGCTCATCGAGGTCTTTATTCATTTTACCCTGAGTGAAACTATTGCTTATTTTCATTTAATCCATTTATCACGCCCTCTTAATGGCATAAGAAGTCTACCTGCGTGTATATTACTTAATCTAATCTTAGTGTTTCTTAACTTAGCCATCTTATCTTTATTGGCTCTTCGTATCACATACTCTTGAGCACTTATTCTATTCTCTAATATAGACGCTTTTATGTAAGCATACAAGTAACCCTCGGCTAATTTATTAATACTAACAGACTCATCATCTCCATTTTCCATCCCATCTGACACATATTCTATTACTATACACTCATCCTTTACACCTGAGCTAAAGTTAATTACTCCAGACTTTTTATCTATTCTAAAGTTGTCATTGATATTAGCCTTAGATGTTTCTAATCCGTAAAAAGCACCGCCTACCCCATATCTAAAAAACCATTCGCCATCAACATTCCATCCCCATTGACCGTATCTTGCTCCTTCACCTAAAAATTGAGACTGGGGTAGACCATTCAATCTATTTCTATCTAACTGAGAATTCTCAGCCTCTAATACTTCCCCGTCTTGATCAAATAAGAAATCACAATTATTGTCTCTTAAGTATTCAGACGCATAGTTAATACTTTGGTTTTCGTGTAGTGGGAATAATATACCATCTTTTTCAACAGATATCCTAACATAGTTAACATAGTCTGGTGGTAGTATCATTTTTAAGTTATCGCACTCAGCCATGCAAAACTCTAATACCTTTATGTTTCTAAGAGCATCATAGGTTATTTCTTGAATACCTCTCTTAGCGTGAAACAATACAGTGTATCTATTTACCTTACCTATAGTACTATCATCATCAGCATACATCAACATAAAATTGTTAACAATATCCTTTAATGGTACATACTGATAGCTTCCCCAGTTTGCGTCTGTTGGAACATTTCCACTATTATTGTAATATTGATAGTTAGTTAGATAAGCCATTATGATTCACTTTGATTATTAATTGCCTCTGCACCTGAAGCAAACTGAACTACTTCTGGTTCTCTTATATTAACACCAGCATACTGTAATATTTTTAACGTCATCTCTACTTGATCAGAAAACGGCAACTCAAAGTCTTGATAGTCAGTAGCAGATTGATTAAATATAGGAGATCCTGACACTACATTGTATGTCCACTTTGGATCCTTTGGGTATCTTACATATGTTAAGTCACAACCTAGTGTGCATGTAGCTGCCTGTGCTGGGTATAGTGTTATTTGGTTTCCTAAATTTCCATACGTTCCAGTCCCTGGTCCTTCAGTCACTCCTAGTCCTTGCTGAGAAAAAACATAGGCTGGGTATTGCTTAGATGGTGAGGTAAGGTTAGATGATAGTAATCTATTTATTTGACCCTCACTTATTCTTTCTGCTTCATTACTTGTTACAACAGCTCCACACGTTTGTTTAAAATTCACATAAGTAATCGTATACCAGTCTGCTGGTAACTCAAATGTTTGTTCACTACCTGTAGATAGTGTTAGTGCCTTGAACTGCGTAAACGTATCTATAACCTCTACCAACTGCCTAGGTAGGTCAGCATACCCCGTATTAGTTAGTCTTTTATTTTGCTTGTTTAATAAGTTATTATAATTGTAGAAGTACTCCTCAAATATTTCTAACTGTGCTTGTTTAGCAAATAGGTTAAACTCTTCTGGAGTAAGATAACCATTGTTATCCTTATTAAGGACAGCCATGACAGTATTTCTTACCGTATTAATCATCTAAAAATGTTTGATACAAAGATAATGAAAAAAAAGAGAGACACGCTATTTTAAGCGTGATCAACACTAGTTATGTTTACAGGAGAATCTACATTCCTAACTGTACCACTCTGACCTAGTATAGATGAAGCGGCAACTACCGCCATCATTATAGCTGTAGCAACTGAGTCTTGAGCAGTATCCGCTACGTGAGTCACATTAAGTTGATCATCACTTCCTTGAGCACCTATAGCTGCTGTTATTATATGTGTAGATGTAGAAGAATGTCTAACAGCGGTTATTATTTGATTTGTTTGTACTATTACGTTATAGTTTCCAGCACCATCAGTAATTGGTATAGAGATAAAATTATTCATAATACAAAGATAGAAAAAAAAGAGAGGGCCTCAACCCTCTCCCCTCTTCACTATGAAAGAAACAAACAACTATATGAAAGCACAAATATAGTAAATTAATTTACTTTTTTCTCTAACATCTTCATAATTTCTACACCCTCATCAGACTGCAAGAATGCTGATACAGCAGAAGCTGGAGTCTCATCAAATGGTACGGTAATCATTTTCTTCTTGTTATTCTTCAAGTTAAAGAACACATCTCTGTCTCCATTTCTTAGTGTAAGAATCTTGGAATCTAATGCCTTCTTTGCTAAACCTTGTAGCCTAACCATAGGATCGTCAACCATTTCTAAAAACTCTACGGGGTTTTGTCTAGCGTATAATCTAACATCTCTTCTTAATTCAGAGCTTGTTAACTTATCTACAGTAGAACCCATTAGTAGTCTAGCTATGTTTTCAATCATATCTATTTCTAATTCTTTAGCAGCTATTTCTGCATCTAGTTGACTATCTAAACTAGCAACCTCTTTACTAGCATCTTTCTCTGTGTTTACCTCTTCGTATATTTTATTTATACCAGGGTGTAAGTTTAGAAATTTTTGTAGTACTGGATTATTTTTTGGAACACTTAAGAAACCATCCTCAAACACTATTGGTTCTAAAATAGCATTGTCATCTTGCTCATCCTCAAAAGGACTCTTCTGGTTTCTTGCATAACGAAGTGGTCTATTAACTCCCATATCTTCGTCAAAATATAATAATGGTGCTCTTTTTGTGTTTCTTGAGTTTAACATATAACTCAAAGGGGTTGTTTGAGATTTCAATACATATACCCTATCTTTTAATTCTGTTTTCATTTTATTCGATTTAATTTAATTGTAAAAAAAAAAGAGGAGGGAATTAACCCTCCCCTAGTAATTGTTATTCTTAATCCTTAAAGATAAAGAAGTTATTAGCACCTAAAGTACAAAGAGCTCTTTCTGATAAGAAATTAACTTCCATTGCATCTAAGTCACTTGTTGCAGCTCCGCCAGCGGAACCAGTCATCCAAGTCTTATATCTTCTATCTTCAGTTTCTGACGCTCTATATCTTACGTGTAAGAATGGTCTCTTAGCATTTCTACCCATTACTTGATCGTAAACATTAGTTGAACCTGCTGGTACTAATACACCATTTACAGCTCCACCAACTATACCACCTCTTAATGTAGCATCGTTAAGATATTTCCAGTCAGTCTTATAGAACTCATATCCTCTTTTGAATCCTGAGAATCCAAGGTTAAGTGCCATTTCTTCGTCATTGTCAAACAATCCGTAAGAAGTACCACCAGCTCCGTAAGAATTTTGAGCAGCTAACATATCGTCGATATCAAAACCGAACTCTCTGTTAACGAACATTACATTCTCTTGGATAGCACCTTGCTTATCTAATCTCTGGATAATAGCATCAAAGTCAGCTAAAGCAGCTGGGTTTCCACCAGACCAAACGTTACCGTTGTTCTCAATTTCGTGGAATAAACCTTTTGTACCTTGATTACCTAATTGTCCACCAGCAGCTAAAGCAGCAACACCTGAACCAGCAGCAGCTGGAACACCTTCAATCATTGCCATTTCAAGATAATCATCAAAACGTAATCTTGTTTCGTGCTCTGATTTAATGTACCATAAGTATCCTGACGCTCCGTTTTCTGACGTTACCTCTACCCATCCGATTTGAGCCATATCTGAACCAGATACAACATACTTATCTTTTATGATAATTGGCTTATTGTCTTTGATTACTGGATCAGCCTCTAAAGAACCACTCATTCCGTTAGCTCCTTTATTGAACTCTGAACCATATACATAAACAATAATGTTTGCAGAAGCATTCATACCTACAGCTTGACCAGCTGCCTCGTAGTAAGCTACGTCTACTGAGTTAGTAGCAACAGCTGTAACGATAGCTTTATTGCTAGCAGTAGAAGCAGCAGTACCATCAGACACAAAAATAGTTTGACCTACTCTTAAATTATGTCCAGTGATAGCTAAAGTAGCCGCATCTTGAGCATCAGCAGTAGCTGTAGTTACTCCCTCGAACTTTGTATGTAATCTACCTTGCTCTTCCCATTTGATAAGGTCAGAGTTAGTAGGCATTTCTGCACCAACCATTCTCAAGAAAGCACTGATAGATCTGTTTCCATATCTTTCAAACTCTTTCTCGTAAGTGTCTGGTAAGTATTGATTTAAAAAATCAAAATTTGTAATATAATTTGAAGGCAATGCTGCCTTACTTGACGACGGTGTTAACGCTGGTTGTCCAGCGGCACCTGTTATTGAACCTGCCATTTTGTTAAGTTTTAGTTTTTAGTTTTTATTTTTTTTACTTCTTATTTTTAGTCCAGAACCATGATCATTACCTAACGCTGTAACACTGAAACCGCCCTTATTAATACTTTCAGGAGCTTTTCTAACGGGCATATCCACGTTTTTAGACTCCTTAGTTATATCACTAACAGCGTCTGCTTTGCCTTGCTCATAAAAGAACTTAGCAAAAGATTCAGAGTTCATAGCGACAGCTAATGACTTGTGATACGCAGCAGCATCTTTAATAAAACCATCCTCATTAATGTGTGCATTAATAAAATTAGTTATATCAGACTGGGTACTTTTCATTTTATCCAAATTACCTGGATTAAAAACCATATCCTTTTCTCCTACTTTGAAATCAAAACCTTTGAAATCGTTAGAAAATAATTCGTTAGTTTTCTTTGTAAAGTATTCCTGTCTCTTTACATTCTGCTCTTGCATACTGTTTGATTCTTGAACATACTTCTTGTAAGCCTCGTAGTCACTTTGCTCGTCCTTAGAAACGAATGAACTACTTGACTCAAGTGGCACACTATATTGTTCCTTTTGATTGTTTAAATACTTCTTAGCTTTTACAAGTTCTTCTTTCTTAGCTATATTAATCTGCCTCTTTTCCTTATCATCCGCTAAGTCTTCATCATATCCGAATCTATTATCTAGTTCGAACTGAATATCCTCTGCGTCTAAGTGTGGTTTAGATTGAGACCAATATTCCGCCAAGAGTTGATCGTTACCCATACTATCATAATCCTTATTAAGGTTTACGAAGTCTTGGAATCCACGACCAGTTTCTTTTTTGAATTTAAGATAAGCTGAAACATCCTCTGGAAGTTCCTCATTGCTTTCTTTTTGTTCAAACAAATCATCTAAAGAGTTTATCTCTTTATTGTATCTATTTTTAATAAATGAAAGAACGTCTTTATCTCCAATTTGATAATCTTCCTTGACTACCTCTTCTTCAATTTTTTCTTCTGACTTAACCTCTTCCTGAGGTTCTTCAGTTTTAATTTCTTCTTCAGCAACTACAGTGGTTTCCTCTTTAGGAGCACTGTCTTCAAATTGCTCTTCATGTTTTTGTAGTAACTCTTGTTCTATTTCAGCCTTAGACTTTTCTGGAACATTAGATACTTCCTTTACTTTTAACTCTGACATTTTATTTGATTTTATTTATTAAGTACAAAATTAAGGATTTTTTTTAAATATAATTACCTCGGTTCAAACTCTGCTAAATCAAAACCATCTAAGGAATCTTCATTAGACTCGAAATTGATTGGAGGTAAATTATCCTTTCTTTGTTGTATTAGTTTAGATTGTTGAGTATTCTGAATAGACACCCTATTGTCTTTAGCAGCCTCTTTCATCTCTTCTCTCTGTACGACAGCCTGAGACTCTAATCCTTTAAGTTGCATTTGCATTTGAAACTCTACCTGCATTAACTCTTTCTTAAGCGCTGCCTCTGCACTCATCTTCTCTATATCAAAAGCAACCTCCGCCTGTTTAACCTGTACCTTAGATTGTGTTTCAGCTTGCGCTACCTGCATTTGAGCCTGTGCTGAAGCCTGTGATGATTGAGCGTTTATCTGCGCCTGCATCTGCATCTTTTCATTCTCCCTCTCTACATCTTTCTTCTCCTTATTCTTTCTCTTAACCTTTAACAATTGATTAGCCATCTTAATATTCTTAATCTGTCTTATATCAATCGCATCCTCTAATGTGATCTGATCTCTACTTAAAGCCACCTGTATATTAGCCTCAAGTTGCGCCTTCTCTTCCTCATCTGGAGATACCTCAATAAAAATACCAAAGTCATGTAGGTATAAATCCTTTATATCTTCTAATGTGTTTACGTTGTATTTACCTATTTGGTTTATAAACTCTTCCTTAGTAGCTGAATACTCTAACACATCAGATACCCTACAAGATAAAGCCTCGGCTAATCTTTTAGTTATATATAAACTACCGTCAAGTATGTGTCTTGTAGCGGTGTTAGAATTTAATGCCGCTAGTTTTTGTAACCCTACTAAAGAATTTGGATCAGGAGATGAAGCGTCCCTAGCCTCATTTAATCCTGTCACATCTCTTATCATACTTAGGTAGTGATTATACGTACCTATTAAACTAGCAATTTTAGATTGTCCTGAGTTACTAGATAATTCTTGAATAGGAACCTTAGCATGATTGTATTCACCATCTTGAGTAAAACTTCTACCAATAACACTACCAGTTTGAAAATAAAGTCTTAGTGCATCCTCTGGATTATATGCAGCACCCGTACCTAAATCTACCTCATTTAAACCATCGGCATCTATATATACACCATCTGGAACTACTCTAGATATAACTTGCTGTAGTTTTAAGTGTGTCATTTGAATTAAGTCAGCAAACGTAGTCATACGTCTTACTAATGATTCAACAACTCCTTTATACATTCTAGGAGCAACACCAATGTAGTTAGGTGTAGCATACTGAGATGCTGATTTAGGTCTAACCATATTCTTAGATAGGTCCCACTTAAGTAGCTTACCACTACCCAAAACCATAACTCCTTCATACCAAACGTCTATTCTTTTTTCTATTTTTTCAAACCTTTCCTCTGCTTGTGGTGGAGGATTAAACGAGTCATCCTTTCTTATAACTTTTTCCCCACCATTATCCATATACTTCTTTTTGTATACAAACTTCTTATCTGTCTTGTAATTAAAATACATTAAACAAACAACGTCTTTTTCGAATATACTATCTCTGTATGGGTTTAATATACCATAGTGACTAGACCAGCTAGAGCTTAATTGTGATATCTCTTGTAAATCTTCCTTAGTTAGGTCTGGATTTATTTTTAATAGTTCTGTTATTGGAACTCTTTTAACTTCACCATAATAAAAGCAATCATCAAATGTTGGGCTTTCGCTGTAGCTGTATACTAAATTAGCTGGATCTACGTAGCTCACTTTGATACCTGCATTAGCTAAAAACTCGTGCTTTAACCAACCCATACCAATAGTACATATATCGTAGTCTACTCTTTTTCTAACATCATAGAAATGATTCTCTTCAAGTATTGTGTTTATAGCCTCTTCTTCCGCTATCTCTATACCAGGCTTATACTCCAACTGCATGTGTAGTTGTAACTCCTGATCATCTGCTGGTAAATTTTCCGCACTAGTATTGAATGCGTCAATACCGTATAATTCTTTTGATTGATTTAAGAAATCCTTAGCTACCATATCAGCCTCTATCATCTGCTGATACTCCATTCTCTGGTCCGATGCGAGTGCATCCTGTGCGTAAGCTTGAACGGTAAATAATCTATTAGACATTCCGTTAACTACTATGTCAACGAATTTTGGAATTATCGGAACAGGTGTCCAGTCTAGATTTAAATAAGAAAGATCACCATCTACAGCCAGTTCTGACTTGTACTTATCTACTGGTTGCTCACCCCTAGCGTATAGCCTTAGTTTGTGAAACTCTACCCATTGATTGTAATACCTACATGTGTTACCTGTTCTCTTAAACCATTCATACTGAATAGCCTGACCTACCTGTAAACCATATTCCTCTGTAGCTTTTTGGCTATCTGTTGCTAATTGATTAGGAAAAGTTACAGGGTTTATTAATACAATAGGCTCCTTCATTTATTTTATAATTTGGCTTATACTTCCCTTGTTACTATATCTTGCAAAGTTAATAGAAATTTTTGACTCTTTCACGACTGGGTTGTATAAATGTTTTTGATTTGCCATAATAGCTAGTCCAGAACTAATAGATGCATCAAACTTAGTTCTATTGTTAATATCGAACCTAGCCCAATCCATTAATGTTCGTGTAAAATACATAGACCCCATTTCATCTGGATCTCTATAAGTACCCTCTAAATCCATCCCTACATTCTTTTCTATATATGCCTCTATAGCGGCAGCATGCGCTTGTTTAACATCCTCTGATGAGTTAGGTATTCCACCTAATTCTTTCTCAGAGCCTGACAATTTATTCTTATGTTTATCTGGTCTGTTCATAGAGAACGCCCTATATCCCCTATTCTTAAAATGGTATAATAACCTAGCCTTATTATTCTCTACTAATACTGGCATACCGTAAAATACACAAGCCATTAGTACATCCTCAAAAAATATCTCTGCCGTTTGTGGTCTAGCTACATACTCTAAAAAAAACTCATTACTAGGGGCATCATCCATATTAAACTTAGTCATGCCATGCAAGGATCCATTAGAACCTCTACCCATAACTGTAGCTGATATATCGTAAGGGTCACACCCTAGGCTTCCAATATGCTCATTACCAGGGAAATACTTTCCGTTCTTACTTATTACATTATTTTGTAAATTACTTTTAGGTATCCAAGACAATACAAACCTGCCAGTATTGTTAGGTGTCCATACCACCTTACTATCTTTTATACCATCTCTCCAGTGAAACCCTCCCTTAGTTAAGAACCTATCCTTTATAAGAGACTCGTTATAATCTATTTGCTGGTATAGCTTAGTTAGATTAAATATAGACGACTTGCTTTCATCCCTGAATGCGTGACTTTCTGTTCTAGGAAATTGTCTATAAAATTCATTAAGCGCATCATTATCAGACTTTAATGAGGCTACCTCATTTTCCCAGTAGTTAACAACTCCTGTTGATATATACTCTCCATCAACACCAACCCTTGGTTTGTTAGGCGTATCAAATACAGGCATACCAAATTCATCTATATACCCCTCAAAGTTCCACTCCATAGGAATAAACAAACTATATAAACCACTCCTGGTCTGACCGTTAGCGTTTCTTTCAAATGGATTAGAGTCTTCGTAAAGTTTTTTAAAGTTTCCACCCCCTTTATTTAAGGCATTACAGGTAGATCCCATCATACACTTACCAACTACTTTACTACCTAATCTAAGACATGTCTTGGTAACTCGCCAATTATTTAGTATATTGTTGGGTTTTAACCATTTTCCAGACTCATCACTAACTAATAGTAAAAGCTTTTCACCATCGTAAGAGTTGTCGTCTGTGTTCTTCCAGTCAATAGTTGTATCTAATCCGTCCACATCATCATCGTCCTCTTCATACATATTCTTTTTAGTAATCTTACTAGCGGGAACTCTGTACGCTAACTCAGTCTTTGGCTTATCCATACCATCCTGAATAGGCTTAAAAAAGAACGGGTAGTGGTTGGATATAGGAACAACCTTATCTGTAAACATTTTTTTTGCGTCTGAACCAGTCTTTGATAATATACCTAATCTAGCATCTCTTGATATGGTAGCCTGGTTTACAGTCTCTGACGAGCTCATAAATGAAAAACCAGATCTCCTATTCTTTAAGTAGCACATTCCAAAACATCTCTTATCTGCCTTACACGCTTCCCAAAAAATAAAGAATATTCTATTAGCCTCTCTGAAGTCAGGTAAACCTATATCAATCTTAGTCCACTGTAGGTACATATAGTGAGACCCCGTAATATAGGTTGGTTTGTTATTATTAGTAAACCAATGCCCTTGCTCTCTTATATCAAATTGATTTTCTATAAAATCTACCCACTTGTTTTTAAAGTCACTGTTTCTTCTACTCCAATCAAATACCGTCTTTATCTTTTGTAATTCTCTAGGGTATTGCTTAGGCTCCCATTTGTTAGGACCCTTTTCTATTCTAACTGGAGGCTTAGGTAAGCCTATCTTAAGACCATTTACTTCATAAACCTCACCTAGTGAGCCATCCCTAGATATAACTACTAGGTCGTACTTTTCGTGGTATCCATAATCCCAAGTTTTAGCCCTATTCTTAGAAGACATTACTGACCTGGGTATCGGCTTGTCTAAAACCTTATATAAACTATTTTGATCTTCTTTCTGCAAAACCAAATGATTTATTCTTACCTTCCTTTTCAGGCTCTTCGTTAAGTAAGGCTCTTTCAGCCTCTATCCTGTTTAATATTTCAAACGCATCGAATATAGCTAGTTTCTTAGTAGCCGCTGCATTTTTTAATCTATCTGCTGCTAATTCATCCTCAGGATCAGGCTTTATTATCTCCTCCTTAGCAACCTTTACCAATTGCTTCACAGCCATTTCACCAGCCTTAATAATGTCTTCTTTAATTTGTTTAGTTGTCATATGATATACAGATGTTTCTTGTAAACATCCTATATAATTTATCTCCCTCTATATCAAACTCGTACTCACTCTCTGGTTGAAAACTTATTACATCCCCAACCTTTAAACCCTTAGATGTTAATTCTTTATTAATATACTTAATTTTTCCCAATAAGTTTTGATATACATTATTATTTATTAAACCAGTTTCTTCCTTTAGTATAGGCTCTACAAAACAATATGGATCTGGAGCTGTCCATTTATCGTCTCTTTTATATAGGAAAAACTGTTCATTATCTATAACATATAAATCATCCATAAAAAAAGAAGGACCGCTTTTCTCACGACCCTTCATATCATAATACTTCCTAAATACATTGTGATGAACAATTAATATATCACCCTTCTTAATATCTCCCTTATATACCACGGGAGTTTCTACCACTACAGCATACCTATTGGTAGCGGTATGATCTTCCTGAGAGGAGCTAACTATTACATCTACACCACCTATCTCTTTAGTGTGTTTATACCTAGTACCGCCTAGTGGTTTAATTAAGAAATGAAAAGGAGATCTCATTATTAAAAATCTACAAGATACTCTATAGACACTGGCATATTCTTACCAAACTCTTTCCATAAAAAAACCTCACTGCCATTATCTATCCATATCTTATAAGAACCATTTGATTCCATTCTAATATGGTGTATTTTATAGGACCCACCTAGTATAGATTGACCTACTAAATAATGCATTGAGCTTGATTTATAGTCAGCCCCTACAGATATCTTTCTGATTATCATGACAACTCGCCAGTCTCAAGGTTTACTTTTTTGTCGCCATACTTTTCTGTCATTTCGCTTTGAGTTTTCTTAAGCTCAACTGAAACAGTTTCCACTTCTTCCACTAATGCGTCCTTTCTTTTTAGTAATCTAGCGATAGCTACCTCTATATCTCCGATGTCTACTCTAGCGTTGAATAACCTAGACTGCAAAGATTTGAGCATCTCTGCTTCTTCTTTTTTCATTTTTTCCATTGTATTAAATTTAATTTATTAAAGTACAAATATAGTTATTTTTTAAGAACCACAGCCTATGCAGTCGAAATGAGAATCCTCTGGTTTAACACCCTTTAGTTTCATCTCTAGGTTGTGTATTTCATCCTTAATATCCATATCCTTAAACATGTCTCCAGTAAGTTGAGACCTTAACTCTTCTATTTGTTTTTCCATATTACTTATCTTTTCTCATTGATGAGCCAAAGTAGAAACTAAAAATACTCAAAGTTATCCCCTCACAGAGACCGATTAAAGTATAAAATGTTTTCTCATTGTGCTCAGGTATATTAATATAAACTATTGCATAAACCAAGAATACAAATGTACCTAGGCCAACTAAGCCTGTTAGATTAAACATAAAGTCAAATTTTCTAACCTTAGCTATTTCTACCTCTCTTTTCCTAGCTGAATCTCTATCAGCTACTTCAGTCTTATAAGACTCTATAAGTTGATCGTGGAGCATCTTCTTAGTCTCTGGATCTATAGAGTCATCCTTGTCTATTAGGTTCTTTACAATACCTAATGCTCCCCTGTCAGGCAATATATCCCCTACAACATCTAAAATATTTGGGGCCTTACTTTTTAAAAACTTACCTATCTTAGTGTCCTTAAACTTCTTCTTATCACTCATAGAATTTATATTTTGTTTTACCCTTATCGTTCTTATAGGCTATAAGAATTTGTTTTCTTTGAGCTCCTTCTGTGTCATAACTAACGTGAACCCAGTTTGGATTATTGTCTGTACCAAACTCCCATATAAGTTGATCAAACTTTAAGTTGTCTTTAATGTAAGTAAACACATCAGCATTAGATGGTCCACCCTTATAGTCCATGTCAATATCAATAGCCTCACCCTTGCAATGTTGCGAAGATTTACTTCCATTAATAGCCTTGTTTAAGGCGTTTCCCCTGTACCCTGAGCTGATATATATAGGCGATCCAAAGTGCTCCCTAATTGGTTGAAATATATTAACAGCTAATTCTTTCATATTAGAAACATGTTCATCTGTAGGTTGATTACTAATACCTAATCTAGTAGCTGTGTTGCTTTTAGTCATTTCGCTTAATGAAAGGTTTCTTGATAGCTTCATTTCTTTACCCTGTTTTTTGCTGTTAATAATATTCTTTCTTCCATTTTAGCAACCTTTACTTTTAGTTGCATGTTCTCCTTTATAAGTTCGTCTATTTTGATTTCAAGATTAGAAATCTTTTCTGTAAGCATCTCAATGTGATTGTCTTCTTTTTTAGCATTAATGTCAATTTTTTTCTTAACAATATTCCATATCTCTTTTATTCCTAGAGCTGATATTAAAGCTATTAGTAGACCGTCTTCCATTATTTACCTTGACCCTTGTACACTTTTTTATGTTTAACTTGAGACTTAGAGGCATTCTTAGAATGCACCCCAGGTCTTTTGGTAGTTACTTTCTTTATGTAATACATAATTACTCAGGCTCTGGTGGTGTCCACTCTGGAGTTGCCATTAAGGCTAACGCCTGTTCATGATTCAATGTGGAAACAGGAACTAACGATCCATTAGTAATGAAAGAAGGCTCTACTTGGTAAGATAGTAACCCTTGAGTATTAGCTACGTTTCTACGCATAGTTTGAGCACTTGATTGGTTTACTTGACTAAATAGAATTGCATTCGTATCATCAAGATTTATTACTGCATATATTGTTGACATTTTATTTTTTTTACAAAGTTAATATTTTTTATTATGATATATCTGGTACACTAGAGCTTTTATCATCTGCATTCATATTTACGGAAAATGCGTTTGCATTTGAGTTAGGTGCGTTACCTTGTAGATTACCTGGTATATTCATACCTGTACCTACTCCATTTGCTTCACTACCTGGACCATTACCTACTAAGTCTTGTGATCCTAAATTATAAGATGTACCATTATTTGAACTAGAAGTTAAGTTTGGACAAATAAAATTATTTCCATCAAAATAACTATCACCTGATAAACTCCACCATCTAGTTGGTGATAAACTTGAAATATCATTTGGGACACCTCCATTATAAACCGTTAAAACTTGATCACTTGTCAATTCTGAATTCCAAACCGCTATATTACTTAAGTTTCCGTTAGTTGAGTATGTAGATGAATAATAAGATCCTATATAAAAATTATCTGAAGAGAAATCTACTGTAGAATAAATGCCAGAGTCTACCACTGTTTGAGCTTGACCATCTATATATATTTTACCAGCGGCACCCTTGTCGTATACACATGTTATATTGTACCAGTTTCCATTACTAAAACCTGGGTTTGAAATAGTTACATATCCGTTATTTCCACCTTCATAATAAGCTAATCTTAAAACTGCTCCAGAACTATATAGTGATAAACTTGTTCCTACATCATTAGTATTGTCTCCTGATCTAAAATTCCACAAACCTTGTTCTTCTGTTGTATTGTTGAAATAAACCCAGCAACTTACAGTTACATACTCAGCTTGAGACAGTGAAGAACCTAAACTATTTCCGCATCTTATGTCTTCAGTTAAACCATCGAAATACATACTATAACTACTATACGGAATACTACGAGTTAAATCAGAGTTAACTAAATTTGCTGTATTCATACCTGAACTAGTACCGTTTAGTGCAGAAACATTGTTGTTAACTAAATTAGATTCAGTCATTTCTGAACTTGTTCCAGTGTTGCCATTTCCTGAAGCATCTGGCACGCTCCAATTAGTTGAGAATGTAGCAGAATTATCAAGTTTATACCAGGTTTTTAGGTTAGAACTTGCTATTGCTGTTGTTAAGGGAGTTCCGTTGTTGTATAGTGTTTCTACTGAATCTGTTCCTGTTGCTGGTAACGTTGTATTCCATATTTGAAAATTACTTATATTATAAAACAAACTCGTACCAGGATTACCAATAATAAGGTCATTTCCGCTTCCGTTTAACGTTCCACCTAATGAACTTTCATTTTTAACTTCAACTCCGTTTACATATATTATTTGATTAGTACTATTCCAAACTAAACAAACGTGAGCCCATTCATCTACATTCGTTGGATTAGCAGGTGAAGTCATATATTTTGCTCCATTGGAAGAATCTACCCTAAACTCAAAGCAATTTGCTGACCCCCCTTGATTTCTAAATTGATTTAAATAAAAACCATTTGTATATCCTCTATCTAAAATTTTCCCTGTAGGATTATTTAATATACCTTTATTGTACCAAAACGAAATTGTAAATTCAGTTATATTATCTAAATAAGTAGGATTATTAATAGTTACTACATCTCCTCCACCAGGTTGGTTATTCCTAAACTTAAAACTCTGTGGATATGCTGAATTTGCATCTGCTATTTGCCAATCGCTACCTAACCAATTAGCATTGTCAACATTCATTGGGTACCAAGCTCTAAGATTAGCAGCTTGAGGTTGTGTACCAGTGTAAGGAACACCGTTGTTATATATAGTTGTAACTTCTGGACCACTTAAATTAGTGTCCCATATTTGTACATTACTCATTTCTCCACGATATGGAAAAGTGCCATTACTATAAGATCCGATAGTGTTTTCACTTTGCATTTCTCTATCTGCATAAGTCCCACTGATTGGTTCTCCATTTACATATGGTATTAGATTTGTCCCATCACCACTAATACAAATATGATACCAAGTATTTAGTGAAAAACCAGGTGTGTACTGAGCAGAACTCCAACCACTTGCATCTCTTATATATATATAATCTCCTTGAATAAATAAGTAATAATTTGTCGTAGCTTCACCAAAGAACATAAAACCACTTGCGTCTTGAGCCATAGTTAAATTTATCCAAGCTGAAAAAGTTTTGTTTCCTGTGAGCGTTATTGCTTGATCTAAAGTTATTCTATCAATACCTCCACTTGGCACGTTAAACTCAAAAACAGTTGCACTTGGCACTGAAGAGTTTGGTACAGTTAAAGTGTTTGGCGATGATGCAGCAGCGTCACCAGTTGACGAGCCTCCTAAAGGATAATAAGCTATAGGTGCATTACCTGATATAGCCATAGGGTTTTGAGGGTTAGGTGTAGATCCACCAGCGTTATTATTATATAAATATTTTATTTGAGTTTCAGAAAGTGCGTAGTCGAAAATACTACATTGAGATAATTTTCCAAGAAATTCTCTACTTGCTGCAAATGGATCATCTCCTATTGTTAAATCATTACTATTAGCATTTAAAGTGTATGTTCCTCCTGAATCAGTATTAAAACTAGAACCATTTTTATACACAATTAAGTCTGTTCCATCACAAGTAATAACGCAATGAATCCAAGTATCAGTAGTACTAAAAAAGTTTGAAGTATTTATTTGAGTGCCACCTCCTGGTATATCAGGGTTAATTTTTATAGTTTGATCATTTTGTAATATTACCCATCCTCTTGTTCCACTATCAGCACATAAAATACCTTTATCACCTCCTGTACTATTAGAGCCATTTTTTAACCACAAACTAATACTATACTCAGCTTGATTAAATATAGCACTATAAGTGCATGTAATGCGTTGAGTTGATCCATCAAAAT